CTGCATTATGAGTATTATCAGGGGTTCTTTTTAGAATTCGAATGGCATGCTTGAAGTCATCTTCATTATAAGGTGAAGCAGCCACATCGAAGAAAGGATCCGTAGTTTCGTAAGAAATATTAGTCCAAAGAGAGAGTTCAAATGAACGAGCGTCTACATCAGGCATGGAAAAACCCATAACCACGAAAGATTCTTCCGTGGAAATTGGGAAACCAGTCCAAATGATTCGATTAGCAGCGTCCACTCGGTACTCAGGTCTTTTCTTGAAGCTGGCTTGATCATCTGGTCTCATCCAAGAGTACATACCTTTGTCTCCGCTTTGAAGTTTATGCATATTCTGTTTCCCAAATGTAGCTTCGACATTTGATAGATAATTCGTGAAGTGAGCGTTAGTGGGAAATTGCATTTTGTGGATCAAACCTTCCTTGTTCAAAACTTGAGCTGTGTTTGAAAGCATAGCGGCCGTACCTATGATCCTCGGATCCCCGACACTGGGTATGTGAAAATCCAGAAACGGGACACAATGATGACCCCAACATTGACCTCCAGGAGGCAAGACGATGATGATTGATTGAATTGCAACTTGTACTGCTGCCTCAGAAAAATTTGTGTTGAGCCATTTAAGAGCATAATAACCTGACTTATAACTTGGACCATCAACTTGACCATGCAACACGAATTCATGAGTAGTAGCCGTAACAGGAGAAATGGTTACAGGGGTTATCTCAACAATCTCACCGGAATTAAAGTACAACAATTTAACTCCAATTGCGTCTTTGGCATCAGGAGTCAAATTCGAATTTGTGATTGTGCCGGTTACATGAAGTGTGTCAGGTCCATTCAACCAAAACCAGGAAGCTGCGGGTACGTCAATGTGGGTACCTGAAAACATAGTGGGGCCATGAGGGGCCCACTTGCTGGTAGTTGTCCAGTAACTCATTTCTTGAAAGATTTCTTGTTCCAAGGAACTAGAATCAAAATTAATAGTCCAAGTTTGAGAGGGGCCAATCAAATCAATATTATGATTTGTAGGAGATAACGCAACTGCTGTGTAATTAGAACCCAAGGCCGTGGTATCTGTGTCTAATGAGACGTAATTTCTCAGAGCACTCCGAAACAGAAAAATCTGATACTGGTCAGCTGGAAATAATACATCTACAGTCGTCATATTTAGAGCCAGCGGTCCGATAAATAAAGGAGAGGCCTCCGCTGCATCTTCCAAAGAAAAATCATCACCATACCTGATTGATCTGCGCAGACAGGGTAATGCTATGGCGTTAGCAATTTCCTTAATAACCAACTTTTCAACACGTTTTGGTGGATGAGTTTTGGAGATACCAATTCTCTTTCCTGTATTTCGACTGAACTTTATTTGATTCTTTCTAGCCATCATAGGTTGAGTTTTTAGAGCTTCCACCAATTTGCGTTCGGTGGGTGTAACCTTAACTTTGGGCCCGTTACTTCTAGGTTTCCTAGACTTGTCTTGTTTAACAGCCAGCTTTGTGACTTTCTTTTCAAGTTTTTTAACTTCCTTCTTTTGGCTAAACATAGGAACGAAATTACCGCCTAACTTCAATAAGGTCTTGGTTTTATGTTTGAACACGTTAGTAGAACAATTGATACAAACATATGTGTTCTTGTTGTAATGATGACATGAACAACAAACCCAGCCTAAAACCGAAGTGTCAATGGTGCTCGCTTCTATGACATTTTGAGAGACATACTTCCAAGAGACTAACGGCTGTTTGGGATCAGCACCTGGCAGGGAACAATTGAACACCTTGACCAAGTCTGGGTACAAGCTAGTTAAGTAAGCTGAGGAGTTAACCTTTAATTCATTCACTGCGCCTTTCATATCAACAAAATCTTCAAAGGCCGGCCCAGAAACTGAGAGGTCCACTGGCTTAGCTGATTCTAACTTGATAGGATACATAGGCCAATCTTGCTTTTCAAACAATTGAACATTCATGTGTTTCCTAAGCACTGTAGCGGCAGCATGGCGACCTGATTTGATATCTGGGCAGTTGGTAACGGTTACCATCACACCCAAATATTGTCCTACGACGCGATACGTGGGCATGTGGTCCGGGCCACCTGTACGTTCAGCACGGAAAGTAGGCGGAGTCGTTCTGTTCTTAGCCGAATGTTCCAACAAATAGTTAATAGCGCCAAGATCAAGAGAACCTTTATTAAAAGGAATATTGTAATTATTTGAACAAGCTGTTCCTGAGTTAGACTTGGTTTCCATTGATCGAAAATTTTCAAAGGCTTCTTTTTGTGAGTGGGGAGTTAAAATCGAGCTGTTCTGTAGCACGTAGTAACGTCCGCCAATATGGTAATCCTTGACGTGTGATTGAATCAAATGTTGTTTCAACTGAACCCTCGTCACTGAAAGAAAACTAGAAAGTGCCAACACTAACTTATGAACCCAAGCCGGTTCGCATTCAAAATACAAAGCTATATCTCTACAAGATACAACTTCATGATACCAATAACAATAAATGATGTTTTTTAATGAATCAATATATTCTTGGAAATTAGCTTCTTTATTACATACAAAATCCATATTTTTACCTGTAATTTTCCAAGCCAGAATTAAAGGATTATAGTAATAACCTCTGGGTGTAAATATCCAATTGAAAAATTCCATAACACCTTTTCGTCTTTTAGCTTTGATTGGAGCATATAATAATTTAGCCAACTCAGTCCAATCAAACACATCTGGCAAAGTGGTCTGCATTGAAGAGTCATCACCACCTAACATGCACACCTTCAAGTAAACAGCCCAATTTACCCCGTAGGGTCCTGCCATACCCGCTATACACATATCTATCAGCTGTTTAAGGGTGTTGCTAGCAAAGGTATCAGGCCTGCCCGAACCCAACTGGGATTGTAAAAAATACTTGAACGTTCTCGTTAAGACCATTATAAACGTCGAATGAGCATAAAAAGCTTTAATTTCATCAGCTCCCGGGAAAAAGACACTCCACAAAATTTCGAGTAATTTGTTGCTAAAGGTGTTGTGGCTGGCATCCATTTGTGTATAGTCTTTCATCTCTATATCTAGATTCCAATCACAATGCGTATTCCAATACAGCCACATTTGATGTTCTGACAAACCGGAAGCCCAAATTATATAAGGTTTAAGAGAAAACAACAACGTTTTCATCGCAAATCTGAAAATTGGAGAAAATATCAAATTTATAACCTTAGGAGAAGCGACAACTGGTTGTCCAGTTTTTGGTAAACCTTCATCTTCAATTTTACCTTTTAAAACAGAATCCAAACCTTTCATCTTTATTTGAGTTTTCAAATGTTCGTGCAGAGATCTTAGAAAACCTCGCATGGTTAACATTTCATCATTTTCATTCATATTGAG